CCAACACCAACACCAACACCAACACCAACACCAACACCGACCCGTCGCCGCGGAGAGCAGCGCCGGATGCTCCGAGGGCCAGGTCGCTACCAGTCTGTCGAAAGCACTGCTGATTATCATCAGATTGCTAATCCGTTAGTTGCCCCGATCAAAGGCACGCGGATGCGGCTGCCTCGCACTTTGCAGGTTAGTCGTGAGAAGGCTGTGCAATGTGGCCCGCTACTACGCCACTTGCATCCCGTCGTTCCTGATAATGGCTGGCACAACACTGTGGCAGCTTTCAGGAAACGATGCAATTATTTCAATGCCGGACGAGCAACTCCGAAGATTATTCACGCAGCCCAGGAACTGACGAAGTTAGTTTGCCCGAAGCCCCTTCTGCCTTTTGAGTGGACGGACAGCCTTTATAAGGCTTGGCTTGCAAAATTTGGTACTGAAAAGCAGGCTAGGATGAACAGGGCCATCAATGATTTGTGCAATGTGACTTTGCAGGATTACACCAGCAAGGACATTTTTGTCAAAGTTGAGGCTCTTCTTGTTACTCATAAGCCAAACTGGGCCCCTCGTGTCATTTTCAAGGGGACCGACGTCTACAATGCAATTTCTGGGCCCATTTTTAATGAGCTCATGAGACGTCTGGACCATTGCCTTGAAGGCATGCAGGGACACCAGAAAAAGTACCAATATCATACCAGTTACCGTAAAACACCTTGCGAGTACACTCACCATCTCGAAAGGAAAAATGACAACGATTTTTGGGTGGAATGTGATTTTAGTTCAAACGACAAGTTTCAGTGTGCAGATGTTCAACTGCTTGAAGTTGCGCTTATGCGCGTTTTGGGATGCCCGGAGTGGTTTGTGCGGCTACATATGCGTACAAACACTTTCAAAGTTAAAAATTCCAAGCACGGCATTACAGCAAAACTTCAGAACCAGTTGCCCACAGGTGCTACGGACACAACCTTCCGAAACACCTGGTGGAATTTGATAATTCTGCATGCTTCAATGATTGAGCTGAAACCACAATCCGTAGTAGCGATGGCGTTAGGCGACGATATGTTAGCCCGTGTCACTGGCAAATGCCGTTACGTCGAAAAGATTTACACTTCCATTGCAAGCGAGGCTTTGATGGAAGCCAAAGTCGTTCGGCATGCCAGGTTATGGACGGCGACGTTTTTGAGCAAGTTTTTTGTTCCTGCACAGAGTAAGCACCTCACGGTTCCCATTTTGGGTAAAGCTCTGGGTAGGTTCAACATGCGAGCTAACAAGAACCAAGCTGTTTCTGACCATGAGTACATGGCTGGCAAATCCGTCGGATACGCCTATGAATTCCGTTACTTTCCAACCATTCGAAACATCTTCTTAGAACGATTCAAGTATGAGTTTGCTTTTGTGGCCGATGAGAAACGAAAGCAGATTGATGTTGACGCTGGTCTCACTTGGAACGCCAAAGCTGCAGGCGTGACGTTGCATAATATTACCAAAAAGATAGTTGTTCCTTTTGAAAACTGTCTTTCTGATATGGACTTCACGGCTTTTTGCATTGAGCGTTATTCTTTGATGGGATCAGACGTCACAGATTTGTTTGAAGAAGTAGTTTTGAACACGTCGAATGTTGACCTGGAGGGGACCTCGGTTCTGAAACTTGCAAGAGATTTCTTGTGAGTTGCCACGTTGCCTG